CTTCCCCCGCCCAGCGCGCCGGCACCGCAGCCGGAACAGCCCCGGGAGACTGTTCCCGAAGCCCTGCTGACGCCCGACCTCATGGCGCTGGGCGTCCCCGAAAAGCTGGCCGCGCTGATGAGTGCCAACAACGTCACCCCCGAAGAATTGCAGTTCGTTGTGGGCAAGCGGGGCTATTTCCCGGAAGATATGCCCATCCGGGACTACCCCGCCGACTTTGTGGAGGGCTGTCTCGTGGCCGCATGGCCGCAGGTGCTCCAGATGGTGCTGGACAACCGCGACCTACCTTTCTGATTTCTTCCTCTTAGGCTTCCCTAACAGGGGAACTGGCTGCCGCAGGCAGACTGAGAGGTTCACACATTATTATAAAGGAGAATACTTATGGCTGACATGAATACCACTACCGACCGCGCTCTTGGCTGGGACGACGAATTTACCAACGTCTCGCAGGACTTCGTGCTCCTGCCCGAGGGCGAATACTACTTCGAAGTCACCGGGATGGAGCGCGCCCGCTTCGAGGGCAGCGCCAAGCTGCCGCCCTGCTCCATGGCAAAGCTGACGCTGAAGATCTTCGGCGGCGCTCTGGGCGATACCACCGTCACCCACCGTCTCTACCTCCACACCAAGACCCAGGGCCTGCTGGGCGCGTTCTTCGAGAGCATCGGCCAGTGCAGGAAGGGCGACACCTTCCGCCCCCGCTGGAACGAGGTCGTCGGCGCCAAAGGCCGCTGCAAGCTGGGCGTCCACGATTACGTCAAGAAGAGCGGCGACCCCGGCCAGAGCAATGAAGTCATCCGCTTCCTGCCGCCGCCTGAAGAGAAAGCCGCGCCCTCTCAGGGCTGGACGCAGGGGGCATTCTGATGGGAGAAAAACAGGCTCTGCGCCCCTATCAGGAAGCCGCCCGGAAGAGCATCCACACCGAGTGGGAAAATGGCCGTCTCCGCACCCTGCTGGTGCTGCCCACCGGCACCGGCAAGACCATCGTGTTCGCCTCCGTCGCCGCCGATCAGGTGCGGGCGGGCGACCGGGTGCTCATCCTCGCCCACCGGGGCGAGCTGCTGGAACAGGCGGCAGACAAGCTTCAGCGCTCCACCGGCCTCGTCAGCGCAGTGGAAAAAGCCGAGTCCACCTGCCTCGACAGCTGGTATCGGGTGGTGGTCGGCTCTGTCCAGACCCTGCAGCGCACCGCACGACTCGAGCGCTTTCCCCGGGACTACTTCGGGACTATCATCATCGACGAGGCCCACCATTCCATCACCGACGGCTACCGCCGCATCCTCGACTACTTCGGCAGTGCGAAGGTCCTGGGTGTGACCGCTACCCCCGACCGGGGCGATATGCGAAACCTCGGCGAGGTGTTCGACAGCCTGGCCTATGAGTACAAGCTGACCGATGCCATCAAAGACGGCTACCTCTGCCGCATCATGGCCCAGACCGTCCCCCTCAAGCTGGACATCTCCGCCGTGGGCATGAGCAGCGGCGATTATTCCGTAGGCGAGCTTGGCACTGCCCTTGACCCTTACCTGAGCCAAATTGCTGACGAAATGGCAGCACGCTGTGCCGGGCGCAAAACGGTGGTGTTCCTGCCCCTCATCAAGACGAGCCAGAAATTCCGCGATCTGCTGAACGCGAAGGGCTTTTGCGCCGCCGAGGTCAACGGCCAGAGCGCCGACCGCAGACAGGTGCTTTCGGATTTCGAAGCCGACAAGTACAACGTGCTCTGCAACTCCATGCTGCTGACGGAAGGTTGGGACTGCCCCTCGGTGGACTGCGTCGTCGTGCTGCGGCCCACGAAGGTGCGCAGCCTCTACAGCCAGATGGTGGGACGCGGCACCCGCCTCTCCCCGGGCAAGAGCGATCTGCTTTTGCTGGATTTTCTCTGGATGACCGACAAGCACGAGCTGTGCCGCCCCGCCGACCTTGTCTGTGAGGACCGTGCCGTGGCCCGGCAGATGACCGACAATCTGGCCGAGAGCGGCGGGCCGCAGGATATTGAGGACGCCGCCGCACAGGCCAGCGAGGATGTGGTGGCCCAGCGCGAAGAGGCGCTTGCCAAGCAGCTGGAAGAACAGCGCCGCAAAAAGGCGAAGCTGGTTGACCCGCTGCAATACGAGATGAGCATTCAGGCCGAAGATCTCTCCGGTTATGTGCCGGCCTTTGGCTGGGAGGCCGGCCCGCCCAGTGCAAAGCAGACTGCCGCACTGGAAAAACTGGGCATCCTGCCGGACGCCGTGGAGTCTGCGGGCAAAGCGTCTCTCCTGCTCGACCGTCTCAGCAAGCGCCGGGACGAGGGCCTGACCACCCCAAAGCAGATACGCTGCCTGGAGAAATACGGCTTCCAGCATGTCGGCACATGGAGCTTCGAGGCTGCACGGCAGATGATAGACCGCATTGCCGCCGGCGGCTGGCGGGGCGTGCCGAAGGGCGTTGACCCCAAGAACTATATCCCGTCTGCTGAGCCGGTCATCGCAGATGATATGTTACTATGGTAATGCGAATGGAACATGAAAATGACATCAAAGAAGCGCTGGACTTCGTCTCCCCGTCCGCCCTGACCTATGAAGAATGGCTCATGGTGGGCATGGGCCTGAAAGAAGCCGGTCTGCCCGTCGCCGTGTGGGAGCAGTGGAGTGCCCGGGACGGCGGGCGGTATCACAAGGGCGAGTGCATCAAAAAATGGGAGAGCTTCCACGGCAGCTCGAAGCCCGTCACCCAGAGCAGCATCTTCCAGCTGGCCTATGAGCACGGCTGGTCCGGCCCTGCAGGCCATGCGCTGGACTGGGGCGATGAGCTGACCGTCGGCCCGCAGCAGCCCGCACTGGTAGACCCCCGCTGGGTCGAAGAGCAGGAGCTTCACCTTCCCGACACATGGGAGCCTGCCCAGCAGCTCAAACGCTACCTGCAGGCCCTCTTCGAGCCGGACGAGTATGTGGCCTATGTCACCGAGAGCTTCATGGCAGCCGACCGCCGACGCCCGGCGAAAGGCTGCTGGGACAGAACTGCCGGGCAGCTCATCGAAGAGCTGGACGCCTGCGGCGACGACGTCGGCAAAGTCATGGGCGACTGCGACCCGGAAATCGGTGCATGGATCTGCTTCAACCCGGTGGACGGCACAGGCCGGAAGGATGCCAATGTCACCAGCTACCGCTACGCCCTCGTGGAGTGCGACAACATGGAGCCCGGCAAGCAGCTGGCCGCTATCCACCAGATGGAGCTGCCCTGCGCCGCGCTGGTCTACTCCGGCGGCAAGAGCATCCACGCCATCGTCCGGGTCAATGCGCCGGATTATGCTGAGTACCGCAAGCGGGTCGATTACCTCTACGCCACCTGCCAGAAGAACGGTCTGACCCTCGACCAGCAGAACCGCAACCCTTCCCGCCTCTCCCGGATGCCCGGCATCCTGCGGGCGGGGCAGAAACAGGCCCTGCTTGAAACGAACGTCGGCAAAAGCTGCTGGGAGGACTGGTGCGACTGGGTGGATGCCTGCACCGATGACCTGCCCGATACAGAATGTCTGGCCGATGACTGGGACGACCTGCCCCCGCTGGCCGATGCCCTCATCTCCGGCGTGCTGCGTCAGGGCCACAAGATGCTGCTGGCAGGCCCTTCCAAGGCAGGCAAGAGCTTCGCCCTCATTGAGCTGTGCATCGCCATCGCCGAGGGTAAAACGTGGCTGGGCCGCTTCTCCTGTGCGCAGGGGCGTGTACTTTATATCAATCTGGAACTTGATAGGCCGTCCTGCCTGCACCGCTTCAAGGACGTCTATACCGCGATGGGCCTTGCGCCGGACAATCTGCGGAACATCGACATCTGGAACCTGCGCGGCGCGTCTGTCCCGATGGACAAGCTTGCCCCCAAGCTCATCCGCCGGGCAGGCAAAAAGGGCTATACTGCCGTCATACTCGACCCTATTTATAAGGTCATCACCGGCGACGAGAACAGCGCCGACCAGATGGCGAAATTCTGCAACCAGTTCGATGTGGTCTGCCGCGCGCTGGACTGCGCCGTCATCTACTGCCACCACCATTCCAAGGGCGCGCAGGGCGGCAAGCGCAGCATGGACAGAGCATCCGGCTCCGGCGTGTTTGCCCGCGACCCGGATGCCATGCTGGACATGACTGAGCTGACCATCACCGACGCCATCCGGGAGCAGCTGCACAACAAGGCCGCCTGCCGGGTCATCAAAGCGATGCTGGATAAGCGCGGCCACGCGGACGCCTACGGCCCGGATGACGCCCTCAGCAAGAGCCGGATGCTCACCATCGCCAAAGAGAAGCTTGGCCTCGCCGACCTGCGGGCCATCGACGCCGAAGTGGCTGCGGCTCAGAAGAAAGCCGACAGCATGACTGCCTGGCGCATCGAAGGCACTCTCCGCGAGTTTGCAAGCTTTGCGCCGGTCAACCTCTGGTTTGACTATCCGGTGCATAAGCTGGACAGCGGGCTTCTGGAAGATCTGCAGCCGGACAGCGACTTCCGCACGCTGGGTGCAAAGGGTGCGAGCCGCCGCTGGGGTGACAAGGCCAAGCAGTCCAAGGACAGGAAGGCCGAGCTGGACACCGCTTTTGAAGCCTGCATGATGGACGGTGAGGTCACCGTCTACAGCCTCGGCGAGTATATGGATCTGAAGCCCCGCACCGTCAAGAACCGTCTGAAAGAAGACGGGCGCTTCTGGATCGACGGCGAGAAGGTCGGCCGCAAGGAGCCCGGCAGCAGAGGTTAAACACTCTGTTATATTTGCAATTACATTTTGTTGTAAAAATGCAGAAATAGCCGCTATTTTGCACGACAGCAAAAACTGCAAAATTGCAGAAATAGCCGCTATGACTGCAACATTTGCAGTGCAAAATAGCCTATATATAATAGCATGACTGCACTGCAATGTGTGATGGGGTATCCCAGAGGATGGGGCGAACACAGCCCCCATCCTCCGGGGACCCTCCCCATCACGTTGGCCGCAAAAATCAAAAAAGAAAACGAGGTACGAAATGACCACACAGTTTTTTATCCCCATGCGTCCGCCTACTACTACTCACAATGCCAAGGAGCTGCACGCCTACATGAAAGGCGGCAAGCCCTGCGCCGTGCTCTACGACAGCGCTGAGCTGAAAGCTGCCCGAGCCAAGCTCCACGCCTACCTTGCACTCCATGCGCCGGAAACGCCCATCCCCGCAGGCCGTCCGGTGCGTCTGATGGTCAAGTGGATGTTCCCCGCCGAGGGCAGACCAGACGGAAGCTGGCGCACCACGAAGCCGGACACCGACAACTTGGAAAAAGCCCTCAAGGACGAGATGACCCGTCTGCACTTCTGGCACGACGACGCACAAGTGTGCAGCGAGATCGTCGAGAAGTTCTGGGCCGACATCTGCGGAGTGTTCGTTCTGGTGGAGGAGCTGGCATGACCTACGAGGAAAAGAAAGGATGGCTCCGTCAGTACGAACGCGCCAAGAAAAAAGAGTTGCATCTGACCCACGAGCTTCAGGAAGCAGAGTTCGACTATGGCCGCATGACGCAGACGCTTTCCTCAGTGCCGGGAGGCTGCAGCGATGGGCAGGCGCTCCCCCGTGCTGTAGAGCGTGTAGAAAAAGCGAAGCAAGCCTTGGACGCGCAAGTCTTGTTTTGTGACGACCTCCATGCTGAAATCATGGCAAAGCTTCTCAGTTTGGAAGAACCGGACGATTACGAGGTTTTGAATCTCCGCTATCTTCACTTCAAGGCATGGGAAAGCATTGCGGCCGAAATGAAACTTTGCCTTCGTCAAATCTACCGCCGCCATCATCGCGCCATTGATGCGCTGAATTTGTAATGTCAGCCAATGTCACCTAGAAGTCATTTTATGTCACTCCACGTTATGCTAAAATAGTACCATCGGCAGCGCCGGAAAGGCCCACCGATACACGCAGTCTCCGCACCATGTCCTCCTTGACGCTTGACCGCATGGTGTGCAGGCTGCTTCTATTATGCCGCCTGAGCGCAATTTGGTGCGCGGCGCGTGTGAGTAGACACGACTGGTTCGATTCCAAGGGCGGCACCATGACGCTGCGCCCCGCCGCAGCAACAGCCTGACGCATGGCCTGCGAAACCGCTTGGGGCTGGCGTGCCGGATGGGAGTTTCTCCTTCTCTCCGTGAGAGTCCGGCACACCTACGGAGGCCCCGGAATCCGCAGTGGGTTCAAGGATACCCCACCGGATGTGCGTCAATCACCCTGCACAGAAATGTGCGGGGATTTTTTATGCAAGAGAGGTGGTAAGGATGACCGACAAGCAGGAGCGTTTCTGCGAGGAATACATGATAGATCTGAACGCGACCCAAGCGGCCATCCGCGCCGGATACAGCCCCAAAACCGCGAATGAGCAAGGCTCGCAGCTCTTAGCAAAGCTTAGCATCCAAAACCGTATCGCCCAGCTTCAGGCTGAGCAGAGCCGTCGCACCGGCGTGTCTGCCGACCGGGTGGTGCGTGAGCTGGCCAAGGTGGCCTTTGTCAATGCGGGCAACCTCATCGATGCACGGACGGCCTCCCTGAAAAGCGATGCTGCCCCGGATGATCTGGCCGCTGTGCAGTCGGTCAAGGTCAAGACCTTCGGGAAGGACGGTCTTGAGCAGGAGGTGAAGCTGGCCGACAAACTTCGGGCGCTCGACCTGCTGGGCAAACACCTCGGGATGTTCAACGGCGCGTCTGGCGATACCGCCGATCAGCTGGCCGAGGCACGCAAGCTCTTGGGAGGAGTGGACAGTGTTATCGACTAAACAGAAAGAATATCTCACTTCCTGCTCCCACCGCTGGAATCTGAAAGTCGGAGCCACTGGTTCCGGCAAGAGCTGGCTGGACTATGCCGTGGTCATTCCCCAGCGCCTTCTGGCCCTGCGGGGCGAGGGGGCGGCCGTCATGCTGGGCAACACGCAAGGAACCCTCAGCCGGAATGTTCTGGACCCCATGCGGGAGATCTGGGGAGAGGCCCTTGTGGGGACCATCAGCAGCGACAACACGGCCCGGCTGTTTGGCCGTCGAGTGCATATTCTGGGCGCGGACAGCAAGAAGCACGTTGCCCGTATTCAGGGCATGACCATCGAATACGGCTACGGCGACGAGATGACGACTTGGGATGAAGATGTGTTCCAGATGCTCAAGACCCGTCTGCGCTGTCCCCATTCTCATTTTGATGGCACAGCAAACCCGGATAGTCAGGAGCATTTCCTGAAAAAGTTCATCGACGACCCCAAGGTGGATATTTTCTGTCAGACCTCCACCATCGACGATAACCCGTTTCTCCCGCAGGAGTTCGTGGAAAACCTGAAGCACGAGCTGGCTGGGACGGTCTATTATGACCGTTTTATTCTGGGGCATTGGTGCAATGCTTCCGGTCTGGTCTATCCTTTCTTTCCGCTCTGCCCGGACGCCTACCTCTTCCACGGAAGCACGGCGGGCATCAACGGCCAGTTTTATGTATCCATCGACTACGGCACCCACAACCCCTGTTCCATGGGCCTGTGGGTCATCCACGAGGGTCGGGCTTTGCGTGTCCGGGAGAGCTATTTCGACAGCCGCAAACAGCGGGTGCAGCGCACCGATGAGGAGCACTATGCCGAGCTGGAACGCCTGACCAAGGGCTATTACATTCAGGCCGTCTGCGTAGACCCGTCTGCCGCGTCTTTTATCGAAACCATCCGGCGGCATGGAAAGTATCAGGTCATCCCGGCGGACAACGATGTGTTGAACGGCATCCGCTGCGTGGCCTCCCTGATGCAGGCCGGACTTGTCCAGATCCATGAAAGCTGCACCGATTCCCGCCGGGAGTTCGGTGCGTATTCTTGGGACGATAAGGCGAAAGAAGACCGGGTCGTCAAGGAAAACGACCACGCCATGGACGACGTCCGTTATTTCTGTTACACGATATTCGCCCCGTTCATCCGCTGGGCAGATTGGAGAGCCAAGTAATGTTTGACAAGCTGCTTTCGTGGCTGAGAGAGAAGGCCCGGCTCTGGTTCGGGGAAGATACGCCGATCAGCGTCAGTGTGTCTGCCCCTATGGAGAGCGCCATCACCCTCTGGGCACAGATGTACGATACCGGCGGCCCATGGTGTCACGGCGGCAAAGACCCGCTGCACAGTCTGGGCCTGCCCCAGAGCATCGCTGCCGAGCTGGCCCGGCTGACCACGCTGGAAATGGAATGTCTTGTTTCCGGCAGTGCCCGGGCAGACAGCATCCATGAGCTGCTCAGGCCCTTTATTGCTGACCTGCGCATTCCTGTGGAGTACGGATGTGCTCTGGGAGGGGTACTGTTCCGGCCCTACCTCGACCCGGCGGGCCGCATCCAGATTGACGTGGTGCAGGGAGACTGCTTTTGTCCCAC